TTGCAGAGTGTACTCGACTAGAAACAGCAATTACCAATGCCGCCGATATAGATGCATTTATTGCAGTAGTGCAAGATCAACGCTGGCCTGAATGAAAGAGTTTGATATAGCGAAAGCATTGGCTAGTTTAGTCCCTGTTCTATTGGGGGCTATGTGGTGGGTAATATCAAGCATCGGTGAAATAACCTCTGATATTCAATTGATTCGAGCCAATCAAATGCAGTTAATAACTCCCCAGGGAACGATCGTCCCAAGTCCCGGAAATGCTTTTGCAAGGCATGACTTGAAAGAGGAAATGCTCGAGCATATTCATGACCTTAAGGTCAGGGTTCATTTACTCGAGGAACGAAATTGAAAGAAGCTTTAGTTGAATTGTGGCCGATTATCAGTGCAGTCGGCGTATTAGCAGCGTTATTAATTAGTTTTCGATCTGAAACGCTATTGAGGTTGCAGCATCTTGAGGAAAAAATCAAAACCCTTTTTGAATTATGGAACAAGAAATGAGCACACAAGCACAACTTGATTCGCACGAACGCGAATGCGCAGTTCGGTATGAGTCAGTACAGGAAAAATTAACAGCGTTGGATAAGCGATTGTGGCGCCTAGAGGCCATGATTATGGCAAGTACGGTACTAATTATTACCCTGGCAATCACTATTTTTACAAATATGTAACTGTCCACCTATGTAAAAAAATCATGTAAGGATGAGTTTGTCTTAACTAACTAGGCAAACTGATGTTGACATTATTATCGTCAATCGCTGGATTTCTAACGTCTGGCGTTCCTAAAGTTCTGGAGTTCGTTCAGGACAAATCCGATAAAAAGCAAGAAATCGAAATCATGAAAATGCAAATGGAGCGTGAATTAGCACTCCAGGCTGCCGGTTTCCAAGCTAAAAAAGAAGTGGCTGAAATTGAATACGATCGCACGCTCGTTGAGGCTGAAGTGCGGGAGGTTGAAAGTCTACATAAGTTCTCAGCTCAAATGGGAGACGGGGCGTCTCAATGGGTCGTCAATCTTCGTGCGAGTGTGCAGCCTTGTATTACTTACGGTTTATTTTTCCTGCTTGTATTCATTGACGGTTACGCCTGTTGGTACGCCGTTAAGACTGGTATGGAATTTACAGGCGCAATCGAAACAATCTGGACGGATGACACGCAAGCGCTATGGGCTGCGATTGTAGCGTTCTGGTTTGGCGGTAGACAGTTCAATACGAAACGCAAATGAAAATTGGTCAAGGCGGTATTCAGTTAATAAAAAGATTTGAAGGTGTACTCCGACGACCGTATTTATGTCCCGCAAATTATTGGACAGTTGGTGTCGGATCGCTGTTATACCCGGAGCAAATTGCGCTTCGCGATTCGCGCAAAGAGTATCGACTTAAACCAGGCGACGATAGGGAATGGTCAGAGGTAGAGATCGATGATTTGTTTCGTCACGATTTACGGAGGTTCGAGCGAGGTGTTACACGACTTATTGATTACCCACTTCAACAAAATCAATTTGATGCTCTGGTTTCTTTTGCTTTCAATCTTGGTAATGGCGCACTTCAAGCCTCGACGTTACGTCGAAAACTCAATCGGGGCGATGTCGAGGGGGCGTCAAACGAATTCAAACGATGGGTAAGGGCCGGTGGCCGCGTATTAAAAGGACTTGTCAGACGGCGTGCGGCCGAAACCTTTTTATTTAGTGGAGGTGATGATGGGCATAAAAGATAAATTAATTGAGCATGGAGAAACATTCGGTAAACGTTTTGTTAGCGCTTTTATCGGAGCGGTTCTAGTGGCAAGTCAAGCTAACGTGTTTGCGTTAACCAATCAAATTTGGTTCGATGCGATCAACGTTGGTTTGATATCAAGCATATTGATCATTCTTTACTTGTTAACTTTCAACGATGGTGACGAATATAACAAAGTAAAGATGTCGATATTAAGCGGGGCGGTTGGATCACTCGCTTATTACATGGTTCGTGAGCCTGGGCTTATCGAATCAATTATGAGCGGCTTAGTAACAGGTGGACTTGCTTTGTTATTGAGTCATTTAAAACGACGTTACTTTTGGTGGTGATAATTATGTACGGAAAAAAACCTAAATCTAAACCTCGACCTCGACCAAAGAAGGTAGGAGGTTTTTAAATGGCAAGCAAACCCGGTTTGTGGGCTAACATCCATGCGAAACGCGCACGTATAAAAGCTGGTAGTGGTGAACGTATGCGTAAGCCTGGCACAAAAGGCGCGCCAACTGCGACCGCGCTGAAGCGTAGTCAAAGTAAACGCAGGGCGTAGTATCAGTGGAAGCAATTCTTATGTTCTTGGCAACTTTCAATTGTTACCCAAACGTAACATTCGAAGAAGCTGATAAAACGTACTACAAAAATGGGGTGGTGTACTTAAGCCATCCCATAACTAAAGCAAAAATTGTTCATGAGATGGTTCATGATTGCCAGGAACAAAACGCCGGTGGCCCGGCTGAAGACAGGGCTGAGTGGAATCGTCGAGAACGCGCCGCTAAATGGATAGAGCTGCAATGGATTCAGCTCCGTAATGCCCAATAATCCTGCTAAATAACTATCGATACCCGCATAAACATTGGGTTGTACAAGGGTTCGAGTCCAATTCATTTAGCAGGAAATTTATTAAATAATCTATATAAATCAGTAATTTATCGCGATTCAACCCCATGCCTACGAAGCATGGGGTCGCACGTTCGAATCGTGCCGGGCGCGCCACCAGCTTAGTTATAAAGGTTAGGGTTTACTAACCGCCTGCAAAATAACCGCATTCCTGCAAAATAAATTACTTAAATGTACTCTTTCTGCGGTTTGGTTTTGATGCCTCACCTTTAAGTCGATACACCGTTTTTGTGATTTGTTCTTTGGTGTGGCCCGCACGTTTTCTTGCGTTCTCGAGATCCTCATCATCTGTTAAAGATTTGTTTCTCAGTGAGCGATCATCAAATCGTGTGGTTAATTTAGTCGTATTCAATGCTTTAACCATCGCTCGATCCCACATACTTTCCCAGCCGTTAGCTCGACCAGTTTTTAAATTGTGGTAACTCTGACCATCGCGATTAGAAAAGAGATACATACTCGCGACGCTGTTATCGAGCGCCAGTATTTCATTCACCAACTGACGTAGCTCATCCGTCCATTGAATGCGCAATTTAATTCCCGATGAATGTTCTGTTTTTGTGGGTTGTACGTAAATCGCATCGTCTTTTAAATCACGTCGTGTAAGTAGCAAAATGTCGACGCGTCGCAAGCTCGTCATCAATCTAAACTCGACATACAGTTTTAACTTCTTTGGGGCGACGCTAATAAATTCTTGCATTTCCCAGTCCTCGGCGTAACGCGTAGACGTCGTAGCTTTCTTCAAACGTATTGTTCCTTGCAATGGTCTGCGATCCATTAACCCCCATTCAACGGCTTTGGAGTATGCCGATTTAAGCAACGAAATATCCTGTTCGGTAACGCGACTCGCTCGAGCGCGATTGTCGTTCCAGTATTTGTAGACGTGATGTGGTTTGAGTTGATGAATAGGCACACGTCCGAAAGGTTTTATCAAACGCTGCACGCAACTATAATCTGTTTTTTGTGTGTTCGGGGCTTTGGTCGGGGTTACTTGCACAATGTATTGCTCAAGCAAATCACCGATCGTTTTCGCATCCTTTTGGATTTGCAATCGATCTGCCCAAACTCGGTATGCTTCGGTTAACGTTTTACCTAGCGTAAATTGACTCTTGCCGTCCCAGAGGTGACGTTGCGCTTTTGGGACTGAATAACGATATGACCCGTAACTCAATCGCCACCCAGTTGGTAGTCCTTTATGACTTTTTATTGTGCGTTTTCTAGGCATTCATTGCATCCCAATCAGGCTCAATAACTTGCTCTTCCGTGACTATGTTGCGTAACGTAGAGTGTAGCACGCATGGTTTACCGTCCGGTCGCACGTAATGATCAATCCCCATCTGTTGTAACGCTGCAATTTGATTACCTCGGCGTCGATAGCCGGTCAGTTCTTCTAAGTCCTCATCATCTAATAATAAACTCATCATTGTTTCCTCTTCATCGCGTCGAGCAATACGTCCTGGACAGCGCGCTTACTAATCCGACGCTCCATAATTTGTTCGTCGATCGTGTCGCGCGCAAGTATGTGGTGAACAAACACTGGGCGATCATGCCCAGCTTGCAGCTGTCGCGTTGGGCCTATACGCTCAATGATCTGCTGGTACTCCTCGAGGTTCCACCAGTGTCCAAAAAACACTAGGATGTTGCCGCCGTCTTGCAAATTAATCCCGTGTCCAGCACTTGCTGGGTGTGCAAACATCAAAGGTATCTTGCCAGCGTTCCAGTCTCGGATCGTTTGCGGGTCTTTATCAAGCACACGGCCTTTTGGAAATGACTTTTTAAGCCGCTCGAGGTCAGATTTAAAATGATAAGCCACTAAAACCGGCATACCAGCTGCCTCTTCAATCACACTTTCGAGCGCTTTGAGCTTTTGATCATGGATTTCATGCCAGGTTTGACGGCTCTCAGTCTTATAAATCGCACCATTGGCCAGCTGTAAGCATTTCTGTGAGCGTGAGGCCGCGTTAAAGACCTCAATTTCTGTCTCACCGATGGAAAAAAACATCTCACGCTCGAGTTCTTCGTATTGAATACGCGCTTGGGTCGGTAGGTCGACATAAATATTATTGATAACCGGCTGCTCAATATCGAAATGATCTCGAGCGTCAATCGACAAACATAAATCTGACAGTCGATCTTGTATCTCAGCTTGCGCAAACTTATGTGCGACGTATTGAACAGCGTGTGGATCAGCACCAACGCGCACCGGGCGAAACCATCGATCAACAAATGCGGTAAAGCTGCGGCCTAAACGCACACCAGCATCGAGAAACCATACTTGCCCCCATAGATCCATCAAGCCATTGGGTGAGGGTGTGCCGGTCAACTCGATAAAGTGTTTGGTTTTATTGTGTGCAACTTGCGCTAACGCTTTGGCGCGCTTACCACCTTGTCGAACGCGAAAGTTTTTAAGTTTGGTCGACTCGTCGGCAACGATCGTTTGGAATGGCCAATCATCTTTGCATTGCTCAATTAGCCAGGGCAATTGTTCGTAGTTTGTTGTATAGATATCTGCCTTACGTTTGAGCGCAGCGCGTCTCGCTTTTACGTCACCAACAACTGCACTGATTGTAAGGTCATGCAAGTGATCCCATTTTGCAAGCTCATCAGGCCAAGTGCTTTGCGCAACGCGTAGTGGGGCAATCACTAGAGTTGGGCCGCCGATTAATAAATGCTCATCGCGAATCGCAGTAAGCGTTGCTGACGTTTTACCCATGCCCATGCCAGCCCAGACAGCGCCGCGATCTTGGCCCATGATGTGCGCAATGATCTGATTTTGATACGGCCTGGGTTCAAACGTATTCAATGTAGTGTCCCGTTGCCAGTAATAACGAGCGGCTCGACGTCCAAGTTTTCAATCGTATCAATACAAATGTTCATAAAGCTCAGTTGGTATTCACCCTTACTGCGGTTGGTGCATACGTAGTTGATAAGGCCACTCTTTTTTAATTTGTTTAGCGCATGAACCGGTTCTTGCGGATCGTGCTCCCCGCAAACTATGAAACAAAACTCACGTAGTGTTGCGCTCGTGAAATGGTTATCTTCGTTGTCTTCGTTTAAATAAACATTAACTAAGTAATCTAGTGTTGCTTCCCGTACGCTTTGCTTTCTTCTTTTCACCATTAATATACTCCCTCACAAATTGGTCTACTGCCTCAAAAGAATCAATCACGACAACTGTTTGGCCAACATCTTGTAGCCTCGCGTGTTCTCGAGCTTGATAAGCCGGTACTTTTTTGCCTGGCGCTTTGAGCTCAACATAAAATGTTTTTCCGTCGCGCATAATCGCTCGATCCGGCGCACCTCGATGCCCCACAAATCTCAGTTTACGCACGTGGCATTTGTAGTCGCGCAGCGCTCTTAATAAATACCGCTCAATATCTGATTCTCTAATCAATAAATATAATCCCTAATGCAAAACCCGTAATTATTCCAATCAAAAATTGAAAGGGATAACGTTTGGGTTCATGTACATCCAAGCTGCTCCCGGTTGCGTCGCGAAACGTCCGAGGGTATTTCAAAGTCCAATTCGAGTGTTGCGTCTCCATGTTGTTGTCCTTTCGCACCAATTTCTATTAATGTTTTATTGGCCTCGTCGATGTACCAATTGAAATTCAAGTCAATTGGAAATTCACCGGGTAAATCCATCAGCGGCTGCGCGCCCATCGAGCGTGCAACCAGGCCACCTTTATGATCTTTAAGTCCGTCTGTTTGATTGGTTGAGTAATACCAGCGAATTGCCTTACCAATTGGCTGATTGTTTTGATCGAATGCCCCTTTGGTAACTTTTCTCAGGGTTAAAAACTTACGAATATCGGATGAGTCCCGTATGGTTTTATCGATCGGTATGTCATAACGCAGATAATTAATAACCGCCTCATTTACAATCACGTTCGATGGGTTTTTGCTCAGTGTTGGTTTTGCGTACACACCTTTTGCTTTGTACCCACTGTCGGTAATTGCAATGTAGTTGTTCACGTCTTTACTAAATAATGCTTGGTACTTGATGGCCTCTGTTTCAAAGCCAGTGATCATCTCCCATAAGCCAATGCACCGCTCCAACACATCCACTTTGTCTCGGGGGCATTTAATAACGATGCCATCCGTGTTGGCTGACACCACGTTAATGCCGTCAAGATGTAACATTTCAATGAGCATTAACAAACTTAACTGACCAGTAATCGTTGTTTGGATTAGCAGCTGCGGCGAATAGAGCACCGACCATTTGCTACCAAACTTACCGAATGACCCGTTCACGGTAATCTTTAGTGTATCCGCAGTTGTTTTATCCCCAGTACGTTTTGCCGCTACGCGCCGCTCAACAATCGATCGATACACGTCCGTAAAATGCTGACCTAAATGTGCGGGTCGCAGGCCACAATTAAGAATAATCGCAGGGTAATAACTCGTGACGTCTCGATCGATTAAAACAAAATCATCATTGGTTCGATGCGTAGTGGACTTTTCCATTGAATGCAGTCCACCAATACCAAATTGATATTGTGTTGGCCCAATCGTAATCTCCAGCGCAGCAATACTTTTCGGTGTGCTAACACGACCACCATCACCAATAAGAAACTCGGCGCTGCAAATTGTTTTAAAAGCGTTGGCGAGCTGCGGCAAATTAAACGCAAGAAACGAGGGCGGATTAAACTTAAAGCATTCCCCAATTTGATCAGGTGGCACCTCAACACGACGTCCCGATAAACGCCTAACTTCGGTGCGAATCACATTCTCAGCAATTTGCGCGTCACTTTTAGAACGCAGATCAACGCCGTATTGTTTGGATAGTGATTCACGTAGCTCGATTTGTTTCTCAAGCGCAAGAAATAACTCACGCGTGACAATTAAATCGTTCACGCAATACGCACTAAGCAATTCGCGATTCGCGGCATTGATTGATGCGCTTGGCTCGATGGGCAAGTCTTGTAGTTTCTGACAATGCAAGCGACCACCATAGACTTTTAATGACGCGTACCGCCCTGCAACCTCAATCAAATCGATGTGATCGACCTCAACCAATTCAATATCTAATTTACGAGCAGAGATATTTTGTTGGATGATCTTGTCTGACACACGTTTGCAAGCCTCATTACTGGCCCCAGCAAGCGCTAGGGATAAAATCGGCAAGTCATAATTAATACTGTTAAACCCAATGACGCGATAGCTTTGCAAGATTTGGTGAATCGTTTTGATGTCGAGCGGATGACCAGGATACATCTCGAACGTTCTTACGGATTCAGTCTTCACGTCCATGAACGCAACTAAAAAGTAATCCCGGTACACCTCGATATCAAAAACAATATCGCCACTCACCCTAGCATCGCCTCTGCATCCTCAAACACTTCTGTGTCGACAGGCTTGAACAAGTTAGCAGTATTGACTCGAGCAGCGCCGAATGCGTCGCCGTCGCGCATAAATTGAACACCCTCGAGGCGCGCGTTTATACGTTTACCGTAATTGTTATCCTGCGCCCATACGTCAATTACGCCGTTAACGTAGCAACCTGCATAAATTAACGATTCGTCTTCAGTTAAATTTGCGTCGCGATCGAACACACCAACTTTCGTCATACTGTTTGATGCAGCAATAAAAAAGTTTCCCTCGAACCCATCGTAACCTGCTTTTAAATCACCATCTTTTAAGCAAATTTTATTGGCAGCGTTTAATTCCTTTTCGATCTTGGGCCATTTAGCGCCCCACTTCACCTGGGCAACTTCTTGGATTGCCTTAAGAATTGTTTTATGCGCATCGCTATCAGGTTTTACAATAAAAGTTGCGCTGTGTTGTGGTTTACCATCCATGACGGATTTCTTAACGTGTAGTGAATCACAAAAAGCAATTCGAACATTGTGTAGTTGTACTTGCATATTAATTAATCTCCTTAAAATATTGTGGGTAGTTACGCATAACCTTTTTAATCGCTTGGTCAACGGCTATTCGTCGCGCCAGCGGATTAAATCGGGTATCAAGTGTTAGTGCTGCACGCTTTAACACCCGTTGCGCATCTAGTGGTAACAATGAATGTTTGATTTCTTTACTCAATCAATTGTCCTAACGGTTTAAAAACGGCCGGTACAGTTGACGTCGCTGGTCTGGCGTCATTGTCCGGGGCGATTTGTAATACGGGTTCCTTTCTAGTGATGTGGTTTTGTAGGGTTTCCCATTGTTTACGGGATAATTTGCTCTTTAAAATATCCGTTGCAGCTGTAGGTGTGATCAATGTGCTCTTGTACATCAAGTCTTTTTTAAGCCGCATACCTTTCATACGCTCCGCTACCGCTGTTTCGTCTTGCCATTTACGGTTCCCAGCTTTGCCTTGTACTAATTTGAATCCGGGTAATTCGCCGCCATCAACCAATTGCTTTTTAGCAGCTGTCTTAACGGCCTTACACCAAGATTCAATCGCGTCGACTGATTTGAACGACTCGCTTAATTTCTCAGTGCGATTCGCCTCTTGCGTCTCTGGGTCGAAGTTATTGACTTTGGCGTGTACCCAGCTCGCATAACTTTCACACTCAGCTTTCTTAGCGCACCATTGACATTGCTTTGGCCCGGGTCGAATGGTTTTTGCTGGTCGAATAGCACCTGCCCAACCCATCAACTCTTTAACGGACATTGAGTGCTGGTCGATATGATCGATACTCGATTGGTAGATAATGGTGTGTACGGTATCGAACGCGCCACTTTCAGTTTCACCATTTATGACCGCGTGCATATCATTGAAAAGCGCTACGGCTGCAGCGGCATACATTTGCAGCTGGCCGTTATCTTCAGCGTTCACGCGTCGATGTCCGGTTTTTAAATCAATAATTGAAATGGTTCGATTATCCCAGTCGACCAAAACGCAATCTGCAGTACCTTTCGCGCCTTGCTCTCCCGTCATGAACGAAATATCCATACTTATTTCGACGTGCATTTCAGTTGTCGGTGTGCATTGACCGAGTACCCAATCCGCGTAATCTTGCATATTGCGTAACACATCTATACCATCGTTGGGTGTTTTTTCACCTTGCAAAATGCACGCCGCTACCTCATGGGCTAGGGT